GGTCATAATAGGCCCATAAATCTTGGTGTTGAATCGGAAATATAACAAATCTGTCTTCATTTGGTGTTAAAATTGGTTCGTACATTTTTAATTGTTTAATATAATTATTAGAGATTATCAGTTTCTTTAGGAACTTCGGAAATTAAAGTTTCTTTTCTATTTTTCATTGCATCTAGAACCGAATTAACTCTTGCTTGATTTGATTCTATAATGTCTTGTTTAAATTCACCTCTTGTTCTAGGACCTCTACTTTGACCCATATCTATTTGTATTTTAGCGTTATCAAAAGTTATATCTTCAAAAATAACCCCATCTTTACCAAATCTTGATTTAAGAATTGCCATGGTAGCGGTTCCATCTTCTTTTTGGTCTAACGTTTTTGCTATTGAAACAATAAAGTGGCCAATTTGACCCTTTTTAATAGAACCTCCAATTTGATTGGCTTCAACAACCGCTGCACCTATCGAACTTCTATTACCTTGAATCGCAGTCCAACCAGCCATATCCAGCTCATCCAACATCGATTCAAATTGTCTCATAACACTTCCTTCACCAATGTTTGCATCAGCAAAAGTTTTTGATGGTTGTACACAATCAATATAATCTAATAAAACAATATCTGGTTTAAAACCTTGTGCTATTAGTTTTCTAATATATTGTCGAATCATTGGTATTGTAGTACCATCACTTGGGAATTTTTTAAGCTTAAGAATACCTTTACCTTCTTTAGGTAATGACATTTTTTCTTGACATAACTCGAAAACTTCTGCTTGGTGTTGCGATAAAGAATTCAATTCAATACCACTCCAACAAGCCAAGTGTTTTCGTTGAATAACTTTTGGGTTATCTTCGAAAAATATTTGAAGTACTTTATAACCATCGTTCATAGCTGTGTTAGCTATTTTGGTTATCATCGTGGTTTTACCAGTACCAAAAGGTGCTAAGATAACAGCTAACTCACCTTTAGATAAACCACCATCCATGTATTCATCTAAACCATTAATACCTGTTCTAATTGGGTTTCTAAAATCTTCACGTAACACATCTTTGATATTATCAAAGATATCCATACCCTCGTCTTTTACGTGGCCGTATTCAAGTGCTTTCTTTAAAATAGCTTCACATTCATCATAGTCATTAATATCACCCTTATCAATAATACTTTGGATTTCTTTGATAGATTTTTTTAATTCTTGTTGCTTACAAAATTTCATAGCAATATCTTGAACTTTGAAAGTATCTTGTAAACTAGCTTGACTTATCTTCTCTAATTCTCTAATAGCATACTTTTGTTGCATGTCATTTGACACATCATCAAGAATACGAATTCTAAGACCACCAATGTCTGGAATGATATCATCTTTTTCCTTAGCTTCTTTTATTATAGCGGCAACAACCCTTAAATATGGTTCTTGAAAATAATTTGGGTCTACAATATCAATTATAGAGTTACCAAATTTTGAATCCGATAATATTTGAGCTATCAACCTATATTGATAATCATTCCCAAGGTATTCTAATGTATCTTTATTTATTTTTGCCATTCAATTTTTACCTCGTCATTTTTAAAAAATGTTATTTTAACACTAAAAAAATGGTCGCTTAAGCGACCACATTTGTATAATTTTTTTGACTTAAATAAGCTCTAATTTCGCTCATTATAGAAGGAATAATTTCCTTGATATCCACAGCGTACCTAACCTTTGGTGGAAATAAATTTCCAGAGAAGATTGATTTACCAACCATTTTCTTATCAATTCTTAACTCAAATTGAAAGTTATCAATTTTATCGCCTCCATTTCTTTGTATACGGTCTTCACCCTCAGCATATGGGTTATAAGTATCCCACACGTAATCTACTGATTTCTTTTTTAAGTGGTTTGGAATGATACCCATTTGTCCGAATTCGTTTATATTTGTCCCACAAATAGAATCCATTAAATGTTTTATTTCAAGTGATTTAGGTGACGCTTCATTAAAGTCTCTTATATGAAAGAATCTTTGACAAATAATGTGATTATTGATATATAAGATAAATTCAAAACGTTGTTCTTCCATTTTCTTAAAATCAAATGATGTTGTTTTTGTTTCCATGTTTGTTTATTTATTTGTTTGTTTAAAAATTAATTTCTCTTGGTATTAGCTTCTTGAATGGTTCTAAGAAACTTTCGTATCTTCTATTTCCCAAAGCGTGATTTAATCCATCTCGTTTCATCATAGTGAAAACGTTTTTTAATTCGCGACCCGATGAATCTAAAGTCCCTTCCATTAACTGTTCTAAAGACTCTATAGCATCTTTGGTCATCATTGGTTTACTTAGATTGACAAGACATTCATTTATCTCATAAATTTTTTCCTTTTGAGGACCATCAGTAATACCATTGATGATATTTTGAAATACCGCAAGTGGTTTTTTTTTATTATTAACCCTTTCTTCTTGTTGTTTTTTAGCACTATCAATTATTTCATTTAAACTAACTTTTCTTTCTTTTAGTTCTGGGAAATATTTAATTAATGTATCTTCACCTAATCGACTTATCCCCTTGATACTATCACTTGAATCACCAACCATTGTTTTCATTAAAACTGAATTGCTTTGATGAAATTTGAATTTCTTTGGGTATTCAAGGTAATTGTCTATCGTGACATAAACTTTCATATCTAGAAAATAGATTCGAATATCATCAGATAATAGTTGTAAAAAATCACGGTCATTTGAAATGATTGTAATTCTTTCATTCGGGGTTTTATTTAGACAATAGTAAGCTATAAAATCATCACCTTCAACGACCTCATCTTTTATTTGTCTTACATACATTTCATTTAGGTATTCCCAAAGAAGTTTTCTTTGGTTTAATTCACTCTCGTCAGTAGGTTGTGTGCCATTGATATAATCTTTACCTCGACCACTTTTATACGGTTGGTAAATATTATATCTAAGTTTCCCACTGAAAGTTCCATCCCAAAAAACGTAAACTCTATGGTATAAATCATTCTCTAACACCATCCTTAATGTTGTTAAGAAAGCTAATAGACCACCTATATGACAACCAAAATGGTTGTATTGGTCTTTAGCACCGTTGAATGATTGTTTAAACAATGCTGACCCATCAACCAGCAAGGTATTTTTTCTTTTAAGAACTACTTCACCAGTTCTTGGTGGTCTTTTGTTCATTTAAACAAAATTAAAGGGTTAATACTATATTAAACTCTGATATCGTCAGAGTCAAACGTTCCATCTTCTTGGTCGAACTTCACATCAACTTCATAAGTTACATTTAATGAATCATGAATAAATTGACGATGTGTTTTTTTCCATTCATCTAACTCATCTGGGTTAACATACCCAAAAGGTGTTGATGCAATTTTACCCATCTTTTCTATACCATTAACATGGTTTTTATCACATTTGATTTTAGCCTCAGTACCATACTGGAAATCTTGTCCTAAAGAAGTTGCTTTAAGTTTAGTTGTCCCATGTGTTAACACACCACCTAAGTGAACATTTAAACGACAATTGTAATACATAAATTCACCACCTTTATGTTTGATAACACTACCGTTCATGTTATCTAACCAAATTTTTTGAACACAAATGAATGTGTTGGTAAATTCACTATCTATCGCTCTTGATGAAGGAATTAAAAAATTAACAATCGTACCAAAAACATTCATAGCACCAGCATTCCATTGAGCATTTCTACCGTTAGCTGTTGCTGATTGATAACCATTTAAAGTACCTATTGAATCCCATAGAAAACAAAGATTTTTTGGTAAAATACCATCTGTTTGTTTTTTTATCATCTCTTCCATAAAGAGAGCTACATCCTCTATAACTGGTTGGTTACGAGTTTGTGTGGCTTTCATTTTACTCTCTTTATGACAGTAATTTTTATATCTGGCAAACAAATCTTGATTTCTAATTAATAAAAAACCATCTGGTTTTAATTTAATTTCACCAGTTTCTTCGTCAGTAACTTCTATAAATTTAACACCAACCATTTTCGCGTGGTTAGCATTCCAATTTCCTTCAGTTTCAATAACTATAGGGTAGTCACCTATTTTTTGAGCACCTACAATCGCTTCATAGAAAGCCGTTGATTTACCAGTATTTGAAAAACCTCTAACCAAAGAAACATAACCCCTAGGAAACCCAGGTAATTTAATAGCATCATGCCAAGCTTTACTTAACGGTATCCAACTTAATTCTTTATCTTCAGGTTCAGTATTTAATCCTTCTGATAGTAAGAAACTTTCAGCATCAAACGCTTTTTTCTCAATTTGTTTCTTTTCTGGTTTTTTAGCCATAACTACACTTTTTAATTTTTATTATTTTGGAATAAAAAAAGGCAATCTCTCACCTTTTTTTATTATTAAAACCATTAAATAGTTTAGAACGGTAAATCGTCATCAACTTCATCCTCTACAGTTGATTCAACACTTGAAGTGATTGTTTCAGTAGTAGATGCGATAATGTTAGACTTTACGTTTTCAACACCCATAGTTAATTCCGTATCCAAAGCATTGGTTTCGGTTTTAACAGCTGCTGTACTGTTTTTGTCAACAAAACAATTAGCGGTTTTATCCCAAACTGGAACACCACCTTTTACAACTATTAATAAATAATCATAGTTTTTTTCAGCATACACACTTCTCCAAGTTCTGTCATCAGCCATCCATTCAGCAGCTTGTTTTGGGTCTTCAGATAATGGCGAAGGGTCTAAAGATGCAACACCAGAAACTACAGTGATGTCATCGTTTTTATTTATTGTTAAAGAAAGGTCACGTCCAATTTCTGGGTTAGTGATATCTTTTTTAATAGCCCTTATTACAGCTTGAATTTTATCCAAATTACCTTCTTTTTTGTAATTGTGATTAAATCTCCAAAATTTAACACCATGTTCTTCATCATCTCGGTCAATTACTTTAACGATATACATCAACCTAGTGTTGTATGTTTTAGCCAATTCCTTATCTGTTTCACTACCAGTAGCCAATAAAGCTTCACGTGCTTCACAAAACGGACATGGTTCATTTTTCGTATATTTTAAACATGGGAATGTTTTCGATTCACCATCAATTTTGATTTTATGTGCATACATCTCAACAAATGGAGATGAACCGTCTGCTGTTGGTAGTATTCTAATTGTTTTTGTTAATGAAACAGTACCTTTAGGTAGGTAAGTTGTGAAGTAATTTTTAAGGTCAAAAACCTTATCTGTTCTCTTTTCATACTTCGGTTTGTTATTGGTTTCATACTGTTCTAGCATTGCCGCCAAAGCGTTATTTTGTACACTCATTTTTGTTTGTTTTATTTATATATAGTTGTTATTTTCTTAATTCTAATATTACAAATATACTATAGAATCTGAAAAAAGTCAAGTAAAATTTACTCTATTTCACGAATTAAAGTTCGTATAATATTTATTTTTTCAAACTTACCGAAATTTAATTTATGATACAACTAAACCAAATAAAAAAACCCATATAAAACAAAAAAACCCCAATTTGGGGTTCTTTAATTTACATTTCTTCTTCGTAATAATCTTCGGTTGATTCTTCTTCGTATGGGTTTTTATCCACTGAAAAACTATTTTTAATTCCAGCAGCACTATATGAAGAATCTACATCATCTTTTGTTAGAACATACTCTTTAGGTTTCTTCTCGTTATTCATAACATCATAAGCACCTTCTTTGTTTGCCCAATAATCAGTTAATTTTTGGTTAAACGGGGCAGAGCTAACTGTTCTCATTTCCATTTTTTCAACTGGTGTTGGGTTTCTTTTCACAATTTCTTGTTCAAGCCCTTCAATTTTATCTGAAAGAACAGCCATTTTTGCCATTCTATTTTCCAAATCGGTTAATTTTTGTAAAAGCATTTGGCTATTTTTAGCCGCAATATCAGCAGATTCTTTAGCCTCTTCAGAACCTTGTACCAAAGATGTAACATCTACTTCCACATCATCACTTTGTGGTTCTGGAATTGGCGGTGGAGTTGGTTCTGGTGCTGGAATTTCTTCAGCGTTTGCATCAGGTTCTGGGGTGTTACCCATTTCTTCACCACCTTCTTCACCACCTTCAGGGTTAGCATCGTCTATACCTAAATCTGACGCGATGTTTCCAGCTGCGCTATCAACTTGGTCTTCAGGTTCTAAATCTGAAGGTGCGTCATCCGCTTCTATCATTGGTTCATCACCTAAAAGAAGGTCTTTGTATTCTGGAGTTTCTTTTTTTTCTTGATAAAAATCATATTCAGTAAGAAACATGAATTTTTTAATTTCTTCGTTTAATAAAGCTTGGTTAAAGTTCTTTTTCATTTAAAATAATAGTTGTCTACCGTCTTCTGTTATTATTTTTTTGTTAATGCGTTCTACTAGGCTTTTATCACCTTTTATAACACAAACACCTGTTGAACAATCCACATCTGAATTTTCGTCTAACATAGAGTTCAAAGCTTTTTTCAAAGCTTCTTTTTTTTCTATTGGGGTTTTATTTTCCATAACTTATATTTAAAGTCTTGTTATCTTTTATATAAATATAATGGAACTATCAAAAAACCCTTTCTATACTGAAAATGGCTAGTTCTTTATTATCGATTAATATGATTTTATTCTGATATTCATCCCAATTTATTTTTATTGATTTGTAATCAATAATACCAGTTTCTGAAACATGAGTTTTATCAATCAGTTTATTTAAAGCGTTTATAGTATATAACGCATTACCTTTTTTATGAATAGGGACAGCACTTGGAAATAATTCTTTAAGGTTTAACTTATTACCTTCTTGCATAACAATTTTAAATGTTATAATAACCTTTGATTCATCATCAAGGTTTTTATAACAAAAAACTTTATCTTTGGTAATAGAGAATCTAGCCTCAAGGTAACCAAGAAACCATTCAACTCTCTCTGGAAAGATGAAAGACGCTAGAAGTATTGTTTTTTCCATTTCTTATCAAGTATAAAAACGGTATATATCTAACTTTATTATCAAGTGAAGATATTGTGCTCTTATATTCAATAAGTATCTCTTTATCATCTAAAAAAACGTCACTTATGTTCTTAATTTTAAATTTAATTTTTTCCACGTCTAAACCCATATATTTCAACAGTTTTAGGTTAACACCAAAGATAAATTTACCACCATAAATGTACACCATCTCTTCATTAAAATAACTTACCTTATATTCGAGTGAATATATTTTTCTAATTATTTTCACCAACGTTTTTCTATTATACTGGATAGGGTCGATAAAAATGTAAGATAAATCATTTATTAAATCAGTATATACTTTTGTTATGAACCACCTTAAATCTTTTTCTAATTTATCACGTTTCTCGTTTTTTTTAAATGTCCAATATAAATTACCCCCTAAATGGATATTGGTGATATCGAAATCTGGGTAATGCTCATTAACATAATCATATCCAATTATCAAAGTAGGTAGTCCTTCTATCGCATCATCAAAAGATGATACAACATTAAAGTCGAAAGGTACATCTATACTAGTTTTTGAGAAAATATTGGCAACCATCTTGTAAAGATACCAATATTTTTACTAATTAGCAACGTTAAGTTATATCATCAAAGTTTGGTTCATTAGCTGGTTGTGGGTTGGTACTACCATATTCCTTTGACCCAGCACCAACAAACCACCCAAATATTTGATTATTCCTTTCAACATTAACTCCAACAGCAGCTGCGAGTCTTCCTTTTTCTGGATAACGATTTTTAATAGAGGATGAGTAGAAATCTGTTCTCCCACCAACGAAATTTTTAGATGAAAGGACCATACTAGAAGTATTTATAGCAACTTCCGTTTCCAAAATTTTAGCATCAGCAATTTGAGTACTTGTATTTTTAGCTTTAGCAAAAGCTCTTATAGCTGTTTGTCTATCTTTTATTAATCTAAATTCTTCTTTAGCTCTTGAAACTGGTTCGTATTGCTTATTTGCTAAAATTAACCCCTTGATTGTTGAGTAACCATAAACACCTGATTCCAATCGATTATAAATTGATTGTGCAACATCACATCTCCCTTGATTTGAGTCGTTTTCTAAAGCACATATAGCTACCAACGACCAATAGTCAGCCGAATTTCCAATAAAATAATCTGAGAAATCTTGTTCGGTACCGTCTAATCTTTTCGGCCCTTTAATTTTTACTGGTGTACATGAAGTATAAACAGCCTCTTTCCCGTCTTTATCTTTAGGGTTTTTAACAATTGGGTTATAAATTCTTGTTGTATCAATTTGTTTACCTTTGATTACAGGTTTGTTGTTAAGAATACACTTAGCTGATTTACCATGATATTCAAAATGCCAAAATTCTTCCAATAAAGTGTTATCTCTTAATTTTTCTGGTATAATCCAACCATAAGTGTATGAATTTTCTAATAACCAAACCAAAGATTCGTTTTCATTTAAGTCATAACCGACTTTAATGTTTGGTTCCCCATTATCATACATTTCAATTTTCTCACCATTCTTTTTAAAGAATTGAAAATCGATAGCTATACCCCAACTATGGTTAGAAGTACCTTCTTTTGCCGCATTTTTACCATGTTGATGACTAACTTCTTTTTGGTCTTGTTGGGTTCTAAAAGCACTAGTGATATGAGCAAAAGAACCCTTGTTACCTGTAAATTGATTTTCAATCATCCAATCAACCCAATCACCTAACATCTCAGTCAAAGAATCTGAAGCTTCTTTTATTAATTTAATTTTTCTTTCTGGGCTAATCGTAATTTTAATACCTGTTGGTACTATTATTTTTGAAGTAGTTATATTACCATGTTCAATATTTCCGTTTATAGAACCATTTTCAATCAACGTTGCTATAATAGGGAAAAAAGGTTTATTTAGATATTGCGAATTTGAAAAAACCGAAGAATCAACTGATTTCGTTCCGTATGACTCACTCGCTAATAAACTATCTAATAAAGGCATATATAATAACGATGTATCCAACATAGGTGTTTCTATATTTCTTACCCTAACCCCAGTGAAGTTAGTTAACATACTATTAGGTTTGATAGCATGTTTAACGTGTGTGATAAGATAAGCACCATGAAACATTGGAATATTATTTAATTGAAAATACATCATAGGTTGAATCATAGCATTACCCATCATTTCAACACCTGCTGTGTAACTTCTAACAGAATAAACATCGTATAGGTTTTGACCACCTATAGTTGTTCTATTTTCAGCACCTTTGTTAGCTATTTCGTCAATAACTTTTAGTGATTCATTTGTTTCAGTAAATTCATTTTGGTCTAAGGTTATATCTTTAAAAA